TGAATTATAACACAGGTAGTTACATGCGCTCGGAATGCTTCTTAGAAAGCTCCTGCCAATTTACTAATTGTAGCACTTGATCGTAAGTAATAATACGACCTGATACCTGTTGTATGTTGTCGCTGGTTGCCTCATGCAACTCAGCAATAGTTTCTTCACGTAGTTCGTAAAGCATTTTCATGAAGCGAGCAAACGCCTCGTAGTTATGAAGTGTTTGTATGTCGTCTTGTATTTGCATTATATCTCTGTGGATTGCGTGACGTTAAACAGATTATAAGTATTTGTCAATAGACCGATACTAAATGCCCTGTGTGTCAATCTCACCCATCTGGGCGGGGGCTGTTCCCACTCGTCCAATCTGGGCATTCTGAGCTTGTTGCATCTGGAACGTGTATTGACCCACATACTTCTGTAACCTAGCGGCAAACGCTTGGTCGGTCTGTATACGTTGTGCGACATCTGGTTGTTGTCCGTATTGCTCTACAACTTGAAGGGCAATTTGAGCACCAGCTTGTCGAGCAGGCATTTCAATACCAGCAAAGATTTTAGCCAAGTCATCGGTAACCTGTTCAACCACTTGTTGTTGTGCAGTCTCGACAGGTTGTAGGACGGCATCAGCCATTACTGGGTCAATGCTTGCGGCAGCAACATCTAGTAGGCTATCTATGTTTAGACGGTTGTTAGCGTTCAACTGATTCAATGCTACAAACTGTTGTAGTTTCTTTTCTACAGTCTCTGGGTCATTGTTCTGAACGTCAAAGTTAACCATAATGTCGAAGTTTTCGTCAGGGTTACCCTTGTCGAACACTTGAGCATCTGGCACACCAGTTACACGGAAGAACACTTCGTCTGGTCCAAAGCGTTGGAAGCACTTGTAAGCCATCCCGATTACCTCAGCAGTGTGGCTAAGGAACTTATCTACCAAGAACTGCTTCCGTATTTGGCTGATTTGAGAACCTTCGTCTAGCCCCACTAACTTATCCGATAGGTTAAGCAGGGTGTCTTCCATTTCAATGGAACCAGTAGGTGGTGGGGGTGTAGGAGCAAAGTCCAAATCACCCTTACGGCGATACGGGATCAATCTGCCTGGTCCCCAATCGTTGGGAGCTTGACCAACTGGGTGAAGGATGGGAGGTAAAGTAGCTATGCTGTTTCGGTCAACTCGTGAGTCACGCTCAACCTTAACTTGGTTCTGTAAACCACGTAGGATAGACGGCACGGTAGTTGTGTCATACAGACGCTTGCTGTCCTCGGATAGCTTTGTGACTACTACAGGATAGTCTTCGTATCCATTGAGTAGTTCAAACTTGGCATATCCTGGGGCTAGTTCATTACCACTGAACTCCTTGTGGAATACTGTGCAGTAAATGCCTTCTGCGCCATCTTCTTGGTCAATGAGTCGTTGATACGCATAGCAGATTTCTACTAGTTCATCGGCTTCATACGCATTGTCAGATAGGCTGATGCTGCGACGACCTTCTTGCTCACGCTCAATGGAGTCAATGTTTACACCCCTATACTTAGATATAATGTAGTCTACAAAGTCTTCATCCCATCCATCAGTGACTACTTTATTCTCTAGTTCTTGTGCTGTGTAATAGGTTTTCCAGAAACAGTATGGCGCACGTTGCGGGTCGGTAACGTACGGAGGAAAAAAGAAATCACCATCTGGGGCAAGTGTTTTAACGTCAGGGGCATTGACTTGTCTACGAACGATAGGAAGTTCAGCCACTCCAGTCTTTCTTAGTTCACGTAATGCTTTCTTGGCACGTTTCTTAGTTGTTCCTTCAAAGGTTGCTTGGAGCAAGGTTATAAGCTGTTCGTCATCGTTGCCGTTCTGTATAGCGTCAGCAACATCGGGACTAACCTGTGCAATTTGATTCAAATCCAGTTGTTGCAGTATCCTACGATCTTCTTTCTGCCAACCAATATATGTAATCAATATACCTCGCTCAAGCAAATAATTAGCTCCTAGTTCCATCTCGCGGTGAAACCTAGGTATGTATCCAGAGGACACCATCCATTTTAAGAAACCAGACACTATTCGGCTACGAGCAATGTCTCCGCTTTCTACTGGGAATGCCCTGACGTTTGCACGGTTCAGGGATGCTATAAATAATGATACTAGCCTTGTGATGCGCTCATCAATGAGATGGCACTCCATATCGGACGCACCCTCCCAAGGGAAAGCGTCGGCTCCATGCTTACGGTGGTCACGGCTCTTGCCTGGCCAGAAGTTCCTGCGGTCATCGTAGGATGTGCGGCAGAGGTCAAAGTATGATTCTAGTTCAGTGACCGTTTGGTCATAAGCTAGACGGAGAGTCTTAATATCTGGCTCGTCCTGTAAATATGTGAGAGACTCGGAAACGCTATCAGTTATCATGTTTTGGTTCTAATCTTTTGTGTACGGATTTCAACAACCGAATTGTATAAGTAGATGATACGCCTATTGTATCACATAGCTCTGCATTTGTCATTGGCACTCCCGTCTCGTGTAATATGTATCGTCTTAGCATTTCCCAAGAAGCAAATCTATCTACTTGCTCCCTGCACCAATTACGATTTAATGTGATGTCACTTTCCTTTTCGTACATATCTGTAGCTAGTTCCTAGGTGGTCTGATATGGCTTCAAAGGTTACATCCTTACCTATCAACTTACCCTGCCATTTACGGGGGACAAGCATTGGAACTTTCTTACCAATCTCTTTATTGAAGACGTAGTTATACCGAGGGTTAGGACACTCATTTAAGACATGACCAGTATAGTGCTTGGGTATAATCTCCTCAATCATGAAGGACTCTTCTAGGATGGCTGTGCCTTCCTCATTGACCCATGTATTCTTTCCCTTACCTGTCAATGAACCTTCGGGCAGCTTGTCCTGTGCTATTTCCATAGCGTCTTCAAACTCCACCTCTTGTTCAAGTGCTATCTGTGTTAATTTCTTTTTAGGCATTAGTATCCTCCTTTTCCTTTAGTTGTTGTTTCCATATTATTTGTTGCAAAGTGATCTGGTCCCATGCCAGCATTAGCCATACGTAAGTATCGAAGTAAGTCAACAAAGTCCTTTAGAGGCTCGTCTCGCTTACCTTGGTGACCCCAGTTTAGTAGGCTGTATATTAAATTACCGCAGGACTCGTGTATAGATAGCAATGGTCTGTTGCTTTCGTCTACTGGTAAGTTTTGGTTGTACTTCATCCACTCGTCAATGGCTGCAATGCCAGAGTCAATGTCGGCTCCGTTCGATGGGACAAAGAACATACCCTTGTCAGCAAAGCTCTCAAACAAGTCAGAGTTGTCTTCATTCTCACGGGCAAAGTATCTGGAGTCACCAATACGCTCAAAGACTTCTACACCCAACTCTTCCTCAATCATACGGAACTCATCGACGTAGGACTGCACATCGTATCCAATCTTCTTAGATGCAGGACCAAACTTCCACCGTGGATCACCGAAGATAGCCCACTCACCGTAGCTGTCACGGTCAGGCCACTCTCTAAGGACAGTTACATACCCCTTGCTGTCTACTGCCGCCCACAGAGCCACGTAGTTCCTTGCACCCGCAGGGTCAACCACCTGGTAGACAGTATGAGTCTTCTCGGTAATAGTGGGTAGTTTGTCGCAAGTGTGGACATTTGTGCTAAACGAAGGGAACAGTGTGTTCATGCTCTTGACGGGGATACCGTAAGCACGGGTCAACACTTCGTCCCTAGCACTGTTCTGTAACTCTTTACGTATACGTTCATACCCACCAAACGGGTTCAACTCACTATGAAAGTACACAATCCCTGCATCCTTAGACTTACTGTATTGGACAAAGGGAACCTCCTCATTATCCAGCAACTCTGCGTTACGTGTCTTGCGGGTCTCTGCATCCTTCAGAAACGAAGCCACGAACGGCGTGTAGCCATCAATGGGGGTGAAGGTCATTAGCATCTTAGAGTTACGGGTAACCAAACGGAAGCGCATGGTGTTTACCAAGTCTCCTTCCTCTAGATACTCATCAAGCCACAGACCAATGTTGTGCCACTTAGGTGTCTTACTACCAATTTCCAAACCCTCAAACTTAGATCGGTTAGCAATGAACTGGGAGTAGGTGTGGAAGTAAACAGTAGAGCCGTTGGGTAAGATAAAGCTAGCACCAGTGAAGCCATTCTTGAACGTGTAGTTCAAATACTCTACGGTAGACTTAGACTTCTTCTTTAGCTCTGGTGGTAGGTAATTATAAACTGCACGTTGTTGCACACGCACCGACGCATCGTTGTCCTGGGCAAAGCATACAATCTCAGCGTTAGGGTTCTCTAGTGCAGCCTTGACCACACTCCTAGCCCCCATCTCTGTCTTAGAGCTACGGTTACCCCCACTAACAAAGACAGTGTTAACCGTCTCAAAGAACTTGTCTACGTGCTTCCATCCCTCTAGCTCAAAGCCGTAGTGCAATGGGTCACTCTCTGCTGAACGTATACGCCCCTCGTGAGCCTCGTGCAAGTCAGACAGAAGCTTAGGGTCAGCCTCACCTAGAAGAACTATCTCTTCGTCCGTAGGGGCTTTGATTATTGGGTGCTTTGTGAACTCAATAGTCATTCTTCTTCCTCGTCGTCTTGATCACTCTCAAACTCCCACTCAATCTCTATATTTTCTTCACTGATCTCTTCCTGCATCTCACGTAATAGCATCCTTCCTGCTGGCAGATGGTTGTAGTCAAAGAAAAGTTCTCCCTGTTCATCCATTACAATGAAGCAGTAATTCTCAAAATGTTCTCCAAGTATTCCTCGTATCTGGTCATAGATAGGCTCATAGCTATCATCTAAGATTGACCTAGACATCTTGAACCTCAGCCTCGATCATCTTTGCTTTAGCAATCCTATCCCTAGCTGCCTTGATTGTGGCCTCATAATCATCTTGGGTAAATACCTTTTCCTCTCTGGTGATCTGAGAGGCTTCACCACGCGCCGTCATACTTTGCCTGTGGCTGACCTCAAGTATCTTGTTCTTCGCTTGTAGAGCCTTAGAGAGGGCTTCAACAGCCTTCCAGTCTTCTTCCTCCTCTGCCTTGCAGATACGAGCCATCGTGTCGCTAAGACCCTCTGAGGTGTCCATATAGATGCCACCACTAATCTTACCACCCTCTTCCTTCCAGTCTCCTATGTGGTCACACCAGTCAGACTTCAACCTAGCC